CCCCGGCAGAACATGCCCAGGGACAAATGATCGTCCATCGACTCGTTCCAGCCGCAAGTAAACTCCTTGCCGTGCATAATTACGAACAGGCCATCGGGAAACTCTTTCAGGAGCCAGTCTCGCTCTGTGGCCGAAATCTTATCGTCAAAATAAAAGCCGGGACGATACCACTGGTATCCAACAGTGGCTTCACGGATTCCAGAAGTTCCGGTAATGTACTTGCCGACGATACCAATTCTTGTATTGATTCTGGCGATGCGCTCAAACTCAAGTTCACCAGCAGTTCCCCAGGACGGCTTAATCTTGTCGCCCATCCACGGGTATTTAGCTCGCTCAAGGGCATAATCCGACTCCTCATAAATGTGCGCGTATCCGCAGTCTTTCAGGCAATCCACCATCATGGGCAGTTTGGTTTCGAGCACTCCATGCAGGCTGGTGATTTCCCGCCGTTTTATCGAGCCATCGTCATTCAGTCCAAAGCGCTTGTCAGCCACGCTGCGCGTCCAAAACAGCGCGCGCGGATCGGTCCACGCCAGCCCAACTGTATCGCGCTGCAACTTCATGGAATTGTTGGTCTCGTACCAGAGATGCTTGTATCTATTGGATTCCTCGGCGCAACCCACGTCGAGCGGGTCTTTGCTCCTGTTAGGCGTGAAGGCGACCGTGATTCGCCCACGGCAGAGCGCGCTGGTGATAATATCGCCCTGGGCCGTATATTTATTGGTCGCATAAAGATAAGCATCGTTGTTTTCGGCGAGTCCGTTTTTGCCCCTGGCTCCGCTGGCGCCCACGATCTGCCAGCCGCCTCCGCCGCCGGGCTGCGCTTCGAGGTATTGATAGCCTCTGTCCATGTGGCGCTCTTCCCAGACCTGAAGCACCGAGAATCTTCGCGCCGCCTCATCGGCCTGCGAACAGCACTCCGACAGCGTAACGAATACCTGGGTCAGCGCCTTGTCCACCTTTTCGATGTCGGCCGGCTTCCAGACCTTCGCAGCGGTCACGATGGCCGGCGCCAATTCTCCCGGCTGGTACTCTTCGGTAACCGCGGCTGTCTTCTGCTCGTCCACGTTCAGGTCGGCCGACTGCGAAACCTGTTCAGGCATCTCCGCCCTCCAAAGCCTTTTCCGCCTGCTCGACTTTACTCTTGAGTTCAGCTATTTCCCGATCGCGCGGGTCGGGCGGAACAATCGGGGCGGTGTAGGTAAATTCGATGCCTTCGGGCACCATCCGATCTGTCAACTCGCCGCTATCGATCCTGGGAGTCATGTGATCCATGCGCGTAACCGGGATACCGGCTTCTTGTAAGCGCCGCATGATAAGCAGATCGTATCCCTCGTTATGCAGCCATTCGGCGGGAATCGTGACTACGATGCTCAATGCACCCTCCCAAATCGCCCCACGAAGTCGTCCACCGTTGCGCACAGCCGGTTGATACGCTTCGCGAGCACTTCCCACTGCTGCGAAAGCCGCGTATTTTCCGTCTGCACATCGGCGAGAAAAGCTCGCAGGACGTTGTTGTCGTGCTCCAAGTCGCCAAGACGCTGCTCGACTGTGCGGGGCTCCATCGCTATAGCCCCGGAATGTTCAAGGGCGCCGCAGCCGTCGCCTCCTTGCCGCTGTCAAGCGAACCGCCGGCGCTCTGATCCATGGCCTGCGCCACATCGTCGGCGCTGTAGCCCATCTGCGCGAGTTGGTTGACGAGCCCCATAGCCTTGGGATCGTCCTGAATCGACTTTGGCTGCTGATCCGGCATCGCGCTTGCCGGCGCTGCGGGTTTTTGGCTGGCCTCGTAGGCCTTCATCTGGCTGGGATGGCTGCTGCCGTCATTTGCCTTGAATTGCATGTTGTTCTCCTTCTTCCGGTTCCTCGGGATGCGCACGCCGAAATGCGCGGTAAGCGTCCCAGCCGCGCGGTTGCACAGGAATCATCTGTCCATCCGGCTTGCGCTCATATTGAATTTTTAGGCTGGGTTTCTTGATTTCGATCAGCGCGTCCTGCAATTCGTCCATCCGGCGCTGCTTTTGCGCCAACTGGGCCTTCAGCCAATCGATTTCGGCCTCCAGGTGGGCGCGATAGGGAAACAGGAACGGCACCATGTGCTCCATCATCGCAGATTCGCCTTCCAGCTCGGCGGGAGCACTTGCCGCTTCTTCTTCCCCCGCTCCTGCTCGCGCTTAAACAATAGCATTGTACGCGCTTGCGGTGTCGCCATGCCCATTTTTTCCTGAAACTCCTGCTCTTCCGGCTTGCGGCGGGGCGAAAGCATCGATTTCAGCAGATACCGGCATCCGTCTCCGCAGTCCTGCTCAATCTTGGCCGTGCTCAGGTCCGTCTTCAATACGTCGTCCAGGTTCTTCGGGTCTCTCAACAGCGCCGGTATGCTGTTCAGCAGTTCTGGGCATTCCGAACTGATCATCACCACGTCGTCATACTGGAATCGGTTGCCATCTTTATCGACGCCCCAACCTTTACCCTTGGCTGCGTTGAACAATGCCCCCATCAGCCCGTAGCCGCCCTTGCGATCGTTGTCCGCCTTCACCGCCGCAGGAAGCCCATGCTGGCGCAACCGTCTCGATTCCTGCGAGCCAATGCTGTTAGCATCCTCCGTAACCTCTTCGGGAGAAAGGAAAAAGGCCTTGATGCGCTCGCGCTCGCTCGGTGGTGTCGAGTCGATAATGTCTTGCGCCACGTCCGGGGCCTCGCGTTCATTCACCAGCATCTCGCGGTACACCACGGTAATATTGATAGGCTTGGCCAGTTCCCAGCCCAGCAGATCGGCCGCCTCGCTCGGCTTCACGGCGATCCTGAACGCCCAGAACGTTGCGCACCAATGCGCCTTACCCCAGTCCTGCGCGAGCCAATGAACCGCCCACGCCTTACGCAGACTTTCAACTAAGGAAGGCACAATCCGCGTAGAGTCAAGATCGAACGAATTGGCGAAATACGACCCTTCTAGCGAGTCCCAGTCGCCCTCCCAGTCCGCCTTGCGAATCACTTCGTCATCAGTGGCCAGTTGCCGCGTGTAAGGCCCGCGCCTGGCTGCGTAAGCCTTCCGCTGTTCGCTGGTCCATGCGTAGTACTCTCGAACACTGTACCCATCCTCCTTCAGCGCCGCTCGCACCCACTCCACATTGTCCCAGGGGTCCATGCGGATCGAGACATAATCTGCCGGGTCCTCGTCCTTTTGGACCTCGTGCAGATAGAACCACTTACGCAGTTCCTGGATCGAGGCTCCACGCATATTGAAAACCAGCACGATCTTGGCGATACGGCCGCCGCGCGATCGGCACGCCTTACGTATCTCGCGTATCTCCCGCCCAGTGAACTGCTCGGCCTGGTCAATTACGATCAGATCGTAGTTGCCTGAGCGGAACGCTTCGACAACCGAATCGTAGTTTTCGGCATATTTGAAGTCAAGGCGGTTACTGCCAATGCGCAGCATGGCCGGCGGGCTCGATTTAAGCTGATTGGCTACCCAAGGGAAATCGCGGCGAATCGGCTCTAAGTGAAACGGCACCATCTGCTTGACCCAGGTGCGCATGACCATGCAGATAGTCAGATCGCGCCACTCGTACATCAACGCGATCACCGCGCGGTCGGCGCCACTCGACTTGGCCGAGCCGCGGCCGCCGTACACGCCAATTACCGGCGCGGTGCCGGTTTTGATGAGCTTGAGGAGTTCGGACTGCTTCGGCTGAAGCGAAAGCTCAGGCATTATTTACCCTTGCGTGCCGCGAAGACATGCGGCCGTTTACGCTTGGACTTGTATTCCTTCTTGCCTTTGCGCGCCTCACCCTTTTCGCTGTATTGAATCGCCACCGCCTGTTTAGGATCAGTGACCTTCGCACCCGAGGAACCGCGCAGCGTGCCAGCCTTAAACTTCGGCATTACCTCATCCCAGGGCATCATTCACCTCGATGGAAGTGTATCACCGATAGAGCTTAACGCAGGTCATGCACCAATAGCCGTCTTTACGTTGGAAACCCTCGTGCTTCAGATTTTCGCAGCGAGCGGTTGGAATCACTGTCTCGTTAATCTGTACAGCCACAGCGCCGACAGCGCGTGCCTTTTCGACGGCCTGGTCAACAAAGCTGAGATGCCACCGGAGCGATCTACACTTCCGGCTCGGGCAGCGCTCTGGTAACTCATCGCCCTCTTGAAGCCATCGATGTCCACATTGATCGCACTGGCAAACTGGTACATCGTACCGAATCATTGGTACATTGTACCACTATTCCCCGTCTGAGCCTAT